ACATGTGTTGAGATTGGCAGGGGCTGAGGGACTCGAACCCACGACCCTCGGTTTTGGAGACCGATGCTCTACCAACTGAGCTAAACCCCTGTGCCGTGTGTTTATTAGGTTTTATGAAAGGGGCCGTCAACTGGTTATCACCCAAGTTATCACGTTTCTGTTCTGTGCCTGTTCTGTTCATATCTTTGTCCATAGCCTCCGCTTTTCCGCAGCCGTCGCAGCGCGCATGATCTGCCGGGCATGCCCGGCATATTTGATCACCATCGCCTTTGTATTGTGCCCACTGAAGGACATGATCTCATCATCATCACAACCTGCCCACGCCAGCTCCATCACGCCGCGATACCGCAAAGCATGCTGATCGTAGGCCATGAGGCCCAGTCGGGTCCGCTCCTTTCTCATGATTTGCATCATCCCGTTTGGCGTAAGCTTGTTGCCATTGCGGGCAATCAGAATTGGGCGTGAGGGGTGCGGCGCAGCGCCTAGGCGCTTCTTCTCTGCGTCCAACGCTGCTTTCAGTTCAGGAGTGCAAGGTAACTGCTGCAACTCTTTCCCAGTCTTGTTCTGACGCAGGCTGAGGCTGTTTCCATCATAGTCGCCCCAAACGAAGTCGACCCAGTCACCAGGACGCTGGACACTCCCAATTCCTATCTCGAAAATTAACTTCGCTCTGTCTGATGCCTCGGAGCGAAACTTCGCTATTGCTTCATCCGTCCAAGGAATGTGTGGCTTCTGTCTGTCGACCGGTATTGGCTTTTTCTTCACACCCTTCGCAGGATTATGGTCCATCCATCCGATGTCGATTGCATGCTCGATCACAACCGAGAGAACCCGTGGGAAATCATTTGCCCACTTTGGTCGATGAGCGTTCGCCTCTTGAGCGGCGATCACATCTTTGCGCGTGATCCTGGTCGCATCTTTCGTGCCGTTCTTTTCGATCATGTAGAGAAGCTTAGGTTCGTAAGCCTTACGTGTGCTGTGCCTGAGGTTGGTCCAGCGTGTCGAAGCCATGTAAGAAGCAATCAGAGCCCTCCACGAGGTTTTTGGCTCATATTTTTTACCGCTCAGGATCTCCCAGTATTGCCGATCGAACTCAGCCGTGCCTTCAGGCGCGGTAATCCGGCCGATATACTTGCCACGTCTCCGAACATAGATGTATCCCGGCTTGGGTTCGATCAGATACTTCTTGCCGCCCCACCTATCTACCACTGGCACTCTCCGCCCTCCATCGCCTCGCCACGCCCTATCCTGAGCAGCTCAGCCACATCCCACCGCTCAAGGCCGCCGAAGTCGCGTGGTGGCGGCAAATGGCCGTCATCGACGAGTTTCCGAAACTGGGCGCGCGTCATGCAGAAGGACTTCGCTGCCGCAGTCTCATCGAAGAATAATGGGGCTGAGTGTGACATTATTCGGTTACCCCTTCTGAGGAGAGACGGCCCTGACGCCAAGCGCGGCTCGGCGGCCACAGAGGGACACGATCTTGTCGTCCTCTTTGCCAGGCGAATACAGGCTGTTGACGAGGCCAACGGTTTCGGCACGTTCGCGCTCCCGCTGTAGACGCAAACGTTCCTTCAGGCGCTTGCCAGCTGCTTGTGCTTTTTCCCGCTGCCGGCGTTCGGCAAAGTCCATAGCATCCCAAAGATCTTCGCGACTACCATCGCCAACTTCAAATCTACGGCGCATAAAGTTATCCCCATGCTGGATGAGCCAGCAAAAGTGTTTGCCTTCGCTGGCTCGTTTTAGTTTCGCGATTAGATCCGCGCCTTCGGATAATTATCGGGCTTGTTCAGGCCGATCTCAGCTGCTCGATCGAGAACACTGTCTGCCGCCGCTGTAGCGTTTGTGATGAAGAGGCGCACCGGCACGAGGGAGTAATCGTCTCGCTTGCATTGCTCAGCAACCCAATCGCCGATGCCCTGCAGTTCACCTGCAAACCAGCTAGAGACGATTGTTGTCTCCTCATCGATTTCTTCCTGCATGATCAGAACGCCGGCCCACCATTCGAGAGGCTCAATTTGCGTCAGCGGATGCCGTGGGAATTGCTTCATTGCATTACAAACGATCTGTTGAGCATAGGCTGGCGGCAGCCCCTTATGCTGCAAGTCATCCCCATCACCTTCGCCGCCCAAAAGATCATTCTGCAAGCGCAAGCGAAAAGAGTGATCGAGCGTGTAGTCATTTCCACCCAGCTTCCACCCCCCCTGATCTTCGGTCTCAAAGGGAGTCTGGAACCGCGATTTGAGAACCTTGTATCGTTCACTATTCAGGCCAGCGCAGTAGAGCATAGGGGCGAGTTTCATTTGCATTCTCCAAATAAGGTATCAATTGACCCCTTATTGCAGTTGGCAAGAAAGGGGTCAAGGGATACCTTTTTAGAACGTTGCACTGAGATCCGGTAAATCCCGACCACCTGAAAGAGATCCATAAAGGTTCAAGAGCAGTCTGATATCCGCATACCCGACAGCTTTAGAGTACGCATCGCTGCGCCGATCCAAGCTGGGTCCATGATAGTCAAAGATGACGTGTGCGAGCGCGGCGAAACCTTCACGCGATTTTGGTGATGTGTCGGCCATGACCTCCAGGGCTTCATCGCCAACCTCCCAGATCCTGTCCAATTCATCGCTGTTCGAAGAATCGTTTAGGGATGTATTGGCAAGCCTGCTCCAGTCACTTCTTGATTTGCACCAGGTGTGATACGCATCCATGAACGGATCAGCTGGTGTCGGGCCGGAGACATCGCAATGCGCGACATCGGCTGCACAAAGTGTGAGGGCAGTTGCCGAGATGCCTTTCATGACATGACGGCGTGTGGTATTGTTTACGCTAAGCATATTGATCTCCTTGCATAGATCAGTTTCGCTGAGGGCTGGCTGAGGTGTTCCCGCACCCGCCGGCCCATTTCATTTTATGACAGTGTGCTCTCCTGCATCCGCGCCGCGCGTTCCCGCACGGCTCGGACAATTTCGCTGTTCTGCGAAGAACCGTTCTGCGCAGCCTGTTGTTCAAGCCATGCCTTCAAGTCTTCGGGAATGCGGAGCTGCAACGGCTTTCGTTTGCTCATTTTCGTCCCTCAGTAAGTCCAAGTGACATCATATATGTCCAAAGGACACTATTGCGTCAAGGACATTCTTAAGTCCAAGTGACATCATGCCGGAGAACGAACAACGCACACTGCAAGATAAGTTTATGCTACGTCTGCCAGACGGGATGCGAGACCGCATCCGCGCGGCCGCAGAAACGCACGGTCGATCGATGAACGCCGAGATCGTCCAAACGCTTGAACGAGCTTACCCCCAACCCAGCCAAGTCGAGAATATTACAGCTGAACTGAATCGGCTGATCGAAGAACTGAATGAAGAAGATGACGCCGAAAAAAGAAGCGAAATAATCCTTCATATTACCGTCATGAATGACACGCTTCAGTACCTGCTACAGGACATATTCGAAGAAGCTGATTTCGATCTTGGAAACGAACAGGAACGTCATGCCGAGATGGGGTAGCGCCGCCTATCTGCGAATCATCCAATAGCCAAATCGAACAATGCCGGCGTCATTTTATGGCTCGATCTTGCCGGTACCATTTGAGCGCCCTCTGGCGGGGTCGGCCGATTATAGACGCGCTTCATCCAAACCTTATCCATGGCCAATATGATCCGCACCTGATGCGGCTCTACGGGCATCTTCATCAGTTGCGACCATGCAAGTATGTCACCGAAGCTGATCGGGTTCGGGCCATGACTGCTGATCTGACGCTGAGTGGACAACTGCGCGAAGGCTTCCACTAGGGCGTCAGACCCAGACGGAAGGTTGAAGGGTTTGCGATCGAACTCTGCTTCGATTGCTTCGCACAGAGACTTTTCGAGGTTCATGTTGCTTCCACCAAAGGCAGGTGATCAGGCAGTGGAGCACCAAGCTCCGGACGGATCGGTTCGTCTACTTCGTCTTCAGGCCAGCGATGCGGCACCCAGGTCTGGACGCTGCCCCGCTGAACCATCGCCAACTGGACGAAGCCACCAGCATTGTAGCGATACTCGCGACCTTCGTCCGAAACCATGCCACTCGAGGCCCGCGCCGCGCAAATTGCCCTGGTCATCGTATCCAAATCGCTCTCACCCTCTATCGGCTCACTTAAGCCGAATAGCTCCATGTTTTTGGGAGTTGGTGCTGCAGACATCCACAAGCCACCGCTGGCGAACTCGTATGCAACAAAAGGCTTCAACGTTTCCGCTTGACCAGTCTCGAGGTTGGTCGATCCTTTTTCGTAGCTAACGACCCGCACCGCCTTGAACCGCTCTTCTCTTGTAGACCAGCCGGCAGCCATAACGTTGACACGATCGTCTGTGCCCCGGATCATCTTGTCGAGGCGCATCTGCAGATGAGTTCGATGCACAAGACTAGGCAGCGCTTCGACGAAGTCATCAAAATTGCTTACCCATCGGGGCATGTTCCATTGGATCGCATAATTGAAGCCGCCGATCCCGGTGATTGCAAAGGCACAGTCAAGATCGGGCATCGCGGTAATTTTGGATAAATAGCCTGCCACATGTCCCGTATCGGGATCTGTGCAAACACCATCGCCCGCCAGCAAGCAGTAGCCTTCTCTGATCTGTAGTGCCACGACGCTCATTTGCTTTGCCCCAAGATGATTTCGTTTGAACCTTCGCAGCCAGGCACGAGACCGCCCTGCGCGAAGCCGGGCATTCCCCCATTGATTGCATCGAGAAAGCTTCTCATGCCGGGCTTCGCAACTTGGCTTGCCTGGACAACATATTCGCCCTTATGCACCACCCCTGCCGGATCGTATTTGCCGCCATCGCCGGTGTAGCCCCCGCCTGAAAAGCCAAGCCATCCCCCAACCGTCTTAAGGAAACCACCGCCAGCGCCAGCGCCTTCGGTCAGTCCTAGTATACCCTTCTTCAACTGAACCTTTGCGATCTCGACAAGGAGCCCCCTTAGAGCGTCTTTGGCCGACATTGAGCCATCAACGATCGACAGGAACATGTCAGACATCCTGTCAGCACCTCGCTCAGCGTTGTCTCGAATGGCATCGATCCGATCAGCCGCGTCATCAGCTGATGCCCCAGCGGTCGCGTAGGCCTGCGCCAGCTGGTCGATCTCCGATTCCAGTTCGGGCGTGATCGCCTTGCCAGCCTTTTGTGCATCATAGAGGAGCTCAGCCTTCTTGCGGGCGTATTCCATCACATCCGCATACTCACGACCTGACAGCGCCACGGCCGTCAGCGCCGTAGCTTCAGCTTCGAGCATTGCGATTTCTTCGCGGGTCCGTTCGACTTGCTGGTTGTAAACGTCAACGCTGGATCTTCCCCGACCGCCACCACCTCGTGAAGTGCTAGGCTCCGGGGACCCAAAGCTTGCGTCCACAGTTGGCAGACGTGGCCTTGATGAGCTTCCCGGTGCAACATCACTTGGCGGCCGAGTTCTTCTCGGACGCCCATTCTGGGGCCCGTAGGAGAGCGCTGTCTCAGTGTCGCCCTCAGGCAGGTTGGCTCTTAGGGTCGCTGCGTTCTGCGCTGCGTTTGCGAGCGCGCCCGCAATGCCGCTGATCGCCCCGATGACATTTCCAAATCTTTGCGCGTCGACGTCACTGAGTTCACCAATCAGGTTCTGCGCTTCAGTTACCAGGTCTGAAACTTGGCCCTCAAATTCCGCAGCTTTAGTCTCGCCGTTGGTGAAGGCCTGCATTTCTCGATCGATGTCCTGCAGGATCGCAGCGAGCTCATGCGCAGCGTCGATGTCGGCGACATCCATCAGCCGTATCCCATCCGGCCCTGTTGCAGCGTTGATTGCTGCAAATAGCTGGTCATAGATGGCGATCAGGTCCTCAACGTTTTCCCGCTGTTCTTCGGTAGCGTCGGCGGAATCCTTCAGCGATCGGTAGTTCGCCTCCCCCATCATCGCGATTGCGCGCTCAGCTGATCCGAAGATTTCATCTACATCGACGGTCAACGCGTCCTCAATGGCTCCCGCGAGGTTCACCACAATTGTTTTGCTGAGCGAGGAGACCCGCGCTGTTATTTCCGCGAACTTGCGATCAAGCTCGGCCGCCTTTGCGATTGTCTGCTCATCCATGACAATGCCAAGTTCGTCCGCGCGCGACATCAGCTTTCGAATACCCTCGTCACCCTGGGAAAGAAGCTCCACAAAGCGCTCGCCCCCGGTACCGCCAAACACCTCATCCGCAACCCTGATTTGTGCAGCACGGTCGAGATCTTCCATCCGATTGATCAGATCGAGGAACAGCTCGGATGGATCTTGAAGCTGCCTCTCCAACTCACGTGCCCCATAACCTAAACGCTTGAAGGCCTCAGCTGCGGATCCGCCTCCGGTCTCCGCAAATTCATCCGCACGAAGCTGCATTTCCTTCAGGCCATCGATCATCTGATCAACTTCGATCCGGTTTTGCTCGCCAACAAACTTCAGCTGCTGGAACGCGGTCACACTCAAACCCGACCGCTTAGCCTGTCGATCAAGTTCGGCAAGATTTCTGACGGCATCGCTCGCACTTTTCGTGAAGGCAGCAACGCCCGTGACGATCGCGCCGGCAACAAATGCTTTGCCAACCATTCCGATCCTCGAGGACGTGGTTGCCAGCGCTTGGTTGACCCGGGATGTAGACCGGACCATATCCCGCTCCATGCCGGACGCGGCTCCTTTGGAACTGCGCTGAAGGCTCTGGAACGACTTTGTGCCCCTTTGCTCAGCGCGCTGCATGTTGCGCTCAAAATCCTTGATACGAGCTTCCAGCGATACGATCAGGCGTTCATCGTCCATTGCTATTCCTTAAACGGTCCAAAGGTCATCGGAGAACCAGTCGGCATCCGTGACAAAGTGATCTTCCGAAGCAGCGCAGCGCGCGACGGCCATCGCCGCAGCGACCGCACCGTCGATCTTGTTTCCACTCTTTCCCTTGTGAAAAGACCGGTTACCGGCGGCGTCTATGTGCAACTGGATGTTGCCAAAGTTCCAGCGAAGCACAGGATGCCCGCCATGTTTGAAGCGGCCCCCCAAAATCGCCCGCTCAAGCTCTTTTACGGCCGGTGCCATGGTCACCCAGCCTTGGCGGAATTCGACAGCTGGAAGCCCGTCCTCACAGAGGTCAGCCATCATCGACCGGCCATAGGTTGGATCGAAAGCAATTTCACGAACATTGAAGCGGGCGCACAGCTCGCGGATATGCGCCTCTACCATCCGGAGATCGACTGTGTTCCCAGGCGTCGGGATGATATAACCATCCTCGGCCCAGCTGACGTAATCAACGCCATGCATCTCACCGCGGGCCCGCAGATTGTCTTCGGGACAAAAGAAGTATGGGACCACCTGATACCCATCATCACCGTCAGGCCAGCATGCGACCACAACGGTCAGATCTTCGTTCTTCGACAGGTCAACACCCAAGTAGCATGGCGCCTGAACCATCTCCTGTTCTTCAGGATCAACCTCGTGCGATCCTCTATCGTATATGTGCAGCTCCACGAACGGCGACGTGGTTTGATCCAGCCAGCGGTTGAGGTTGAACTGAAGAAAACTGTCGCGGTCGGACGGCGAGTGTTCTGCTTTTCTGGCCTTGTCTCGGAAAGCCGCGAGATCGGGATATCCATGCGCAAGGCCCGGGTTGACCGAGTGCCAGAGATCTTCGTCTTTCCAATCGTCTTCAGGCTCGGCCATGAAAATCACCGGCAAAGTCGCCGGATCGTCAATCTCACCCTTTTGCACCTTGATCGCATATTCCACTTGAGACCAAGCGAGGTTCTCCTGCCCGCGACCTGAGGTGCTGGCGACGATCATGAGAGTGCCCGGTACCTTGACCAGGGCGGAATCGAGAGCTTCCCACTGCGACCGGCCTGCGCGCCCTTCCCAGGCATGCAGCTCGTCTGCAATCACGACATTCGGCGTCTTGCCGTGCTGCACCTTGCCATCCGAGGCGACCGCGATGTATCGGGTCTGGCGCTTCTTGCACGAAATCCGCGAGGTGTATTCCCTGACGCTGAGATGCTTATCGAGCCGCTTGTCGAACTGGATGAGTATTGCCGCTTCGTTGAACAGCTCCATCGCCTGCTCTCTCGCAGAGGCAGCGGAGACGATGAGCCCACCGGGGATGCTCTCTGGACCGATCAGGTGAAGCAAAGTGATCGCGGCGGCGAGGCTGGTTTTGCGGTTCCCACGCGGCAACAGCAGAACAACGCGCCGCACGATCCGCGAGCCGTCTTCATTACGCGGGCCATAGATGCGTCTGATCGTGTTTTCGGCCCATGCATCCAGTTCGAATGGATGACCAAGCGCGGGGTTCTTGGGATGTTTCAGCATCCGCAAAAACTTCACCGCGCGTTCGCCGCGCCCCAATGGGTCAGGAATCTCATCGGGATTGTTGATCCAGGACGGCACAAGCATCAGGCAGTACCATCCCAACCGAACAGGTCGTCTTCGCCATCATCCTCATCAAGCGTCGGACGTGATCTCGAGACCGGCGTGGCACCAAGCTCAGCAGCGTGCAGCCTGGACTGCGTCATCGCTTCATTTCGAATACCGACGGCGGGGTTCTTGCGGATGGATATCAAAACCGAGTTGCCGTCTTTATCGACCTTGTAAACCTTTTGAACCGCGCCGATGCGCTGGATCTCCATATCCATCTCCCGCACCGTGCCGATCGCTATGCAATAGTTTTCGAGGCATCCGACATCAGCTTCAGTCAGGATCTTTCGTTTCGCCAGAATGGGAACGATACGGTTCCATTCCGCTTTTGATGCTTCAGACATGAAATCCGGCGCGGGCCGTTCTGCCAGTGACTCTCGCTCGATGCGGATATGTGGTTTGGAGCCTCTCATGGTTTGATCTCCCTGCAACGAATTTCCAACCCTTTGCGTCGCCCGATCGTCACCAGCTCATCGATATTGTAGGCAGCGCCATCAAAGCTGACCCGGTCGCCATCTGACATCGACGCCAGAAATCGGGTTCGAAAGACAATCGTCGTTTCGGTTGTTTCACCAGGACCGCGCAGGAACTCCTCAGCGCTGCGCTCAACCAACTCAGCGCGAAGGGTGGCATGCTTCGCCCATGTCGTTTCCGGCGTCCCTGCGTCATTCACAGTTTCGCTGCCGCGCTGAATCTCGATGACATGAACAAGCTTGCCGGATTTCATCCTGAAACCTCTTCGATCAGGCAATTCAAGACGAGGGTCGCATGCGAGGTTTCGCCATCCGGGTCACTCATCGAACGAACGCTGGAGACATGGCAATCAATGCAGTGATACGGGATACCCAAATCTAGCCGATCGCTTTTGATAGCAGCTCGAACCGCGCCCGCGATGATCTTGACGCCCTCGCGCGATGCCTCAGTCTTCCAGATATGGATTGTGTGGTAAATTCTGGTCATCGATCTGGACAGGTTATTGACCTCATCGACCTCCTGAGTTTCACCAAGGACAATGCCAGGACGCGGTGCCGGGCGCGAGTTGCGGTCAAGGATGCTGAGAGCGGGCACGAGGTCCGTCACAGCTGTGGTGCTGGTCAGACGAGCGCGAATGGCCCTTTGCAGCGCGAGGTCGGCGCTCATCTCTTCGCCTCCCTGATGGCCTTGCGCATCACACGCTTGATCCGATTTTCGGCCTTCTTTTTTGCAAGGCGAAAGCCCGGCCAAAAGAAAGGCTGAGCTGCTGACTTGGCTGTCCCATATTCGACCAAATGAGGGTAGCGGACATCTGTGTTGCCAACTGTGATGGCGACCTGATTGAGCGGCACGACATTCGTCCCACCGGGCTGTGAATATGGCGGCGTAGCCTGACCGCCCTTTGTCACCGCGATAGAGCCTTTCAAGTCGCCCTCGTCCTCAGGTGCAAGAAACTCGATCGTATCAGCGATCTCATATCCGCCCTGCAGAAGCGCAGGCTCAACCGCCCGCCGCACCGACTTCGGAATTGCGCGCAGTCTCTTCTGAAAACTTGAAAGGCCGCCGTCATTCATCAGAAGGTGAACTCCCGATATTCATTGACGATTTCGGTGACGCCGAATGGAAGGACGCGAGCCGTGTCGGATGCAGCTTCGCGGTTTTCATACCACCAGGCGGCGAGTTGGCTCACCGCCTCCACCAGAACTGGCGGAACGGGCTCTTGACCCTCCCCACCAAATTGATCCTCGATCGAATACCCCAGCAGACGCTCGATATGGTTCTGAGCGGCATTTAAGATGCGCTGGAGCAAAGCGTTATCGACGTCACCAATATCATCGGTGAATGACAGGTGCTCCTTCAATTGATCGATTTCGAGGATGGCCATAGTTCAAACCTAGACCCCGGCCTCTGCAGCATCGACGCGAACGATGTTGCTGTTGACCCAGAGGCTGCTGTTCAATTTCATGACCGTGTCGACAGTGTCATAAACTTCGAGAAGGCCGCCGACCAGCGCTACGAAATAGCGTTCGGATGGTGTTCCGTCGGTTGGCGCATCATCGAACGTGACTTTGAAGGCGTAGTGATCGTCGGTTTTTTCCGCCGCAATAAGCGCAAGCTGTCCAGGGTCTGTGTAGTCAATAAAGGCGATCAGTTCCATCGTCTGCTCAGACCGAAGACCCTTCATGCGCTGCCTCTGTTTGTAGCCATGGCTGGTCACGTCCAGTGCTTCCGCCATACCTCCAAGAGAACCCATCGATTCAAGCTTTTGGATTTCTGTCCAGGTCACATCGGTAAAATCTGTAACTTCGAAATCGGCTTCTTTAATATCGAGCGCGGTCCCGATAAAAACTTTCGCGCCGGCGGTTGCAAAAATAGGCATAGATTAGTTCCTCTTGATATCGCGCCGCTCTTCACGTTGCTTGGCGCTGGAGTGATGTGTTGTGCAGAGCGGCTGCCAATTGTCCTTATTCCAGAACAATTCCGAATTTCCGCGATGCGGCTTGATATGGTCGACGACAACGGCACGTTCACCGCAGCGTCGACAGAATGGATGTTTGGCCAGATATTCGGCCCGTGCCCGGTCCCAGGATCCGGTGTAACCTCTGGCGCTGGAGTTCGGACGCTTCAGGTCGAAGCGAGCCTTGCGTTCGGCATCCCGCTTCTTCTGGCACGAACAGCGCGCACCCGATGGAACAAGCTTTCCGCAACCGCAGATCCGGGGCGCTTTTCTTGCCATTTGATGCATCTCCGATAGGCATGTTGGGGCAGGCCGGAACCTGCCCCTGAGAGCGCGCTGTCCTTGTCCCAGTGATCGATGACAAACGGCGCGCAGGGAGGACAGCTGTCTTTATCGGACCGATCTCAAAGCCCTCAAAGGAGTGCGCGCCGCTATTCATGTTCAGGTAACCGGCGCTTCGGCGGGATGCCCCTTCACGATCACCGCACCGGCGGCAATGGAAGTGCCTCCGTTCTTGGTGATGACCGTGCGGACATACCGCTTGCCGCCGATGTAGCCCTGCTTGTAGACCACGTCAGCTTCAAGGGTGGCGGGCAGCACACCCACCAGGTGCGCGGCGGCGACATCAGTGAAATCACCGGATGTCGTCGTGTCGCTTTCCTGAAGCTTTGCGGTGAAGTCACCGTCTCCGGCAATTGCACCGGTGTTGATGACCAGCGCGGCGCTGCTGAAACCAATGAGGTCAATAGCTGCGCTAGTGGCGGTTGCGGCCAGAACCTCTGGCGCGACGGCCAAGGCAAGTCCGATGTTTGCTGCAATATCTCGACGCATGTTCGTCTCCTTAGCTTGTTGCCATTTTGAGTTTGCGGAAGCGCGCGGCTTGAATGACGCGACCCCCAACGCGGCGGGTTGCGTGGATCCGCGTCAGGCCTTTGGTGGCGAGCAGATATGGGTTCACCAGGATCGACATCGCGAGACGATCAACGATCCGGTAGGCGCTGAAATCGCCGTAGAGGATCGGGAAAGCGCCAGCTCCGATGTCTGGCATATCAACGGCCTCGATGACCGGACGCCCGAGGATCGTTTCGGGCTGACCCGCCTGGAAGCTGGGCTGCCACAGGAACCGGCCGTCACCGTCCTTCAGCGTCCGGACGATCCCCATGGTTGTGCCATTCATCATCCACGTCCCAGAGTTCCGATACATGGCAGGCAGCGCATACATCATCTTGATCATCTGATCGGCCGAGAGCGCGGTCGTGGACCCGTTGATGAACTCCGCGATGTCGGGATTGGTCATCAGCCCTTCGGGTTGTCCAGCACCGGTACCGTTGACAAAGGCCATGCCTTCCTTCTTGCCAAAGTCCTCAGCCAGTGCGAGCCGCACTTCTGCCTCAGCCGTCCCGGCGCTGTCAGACAGCAACTCATTCGAGATATCGACATAGGTCATCAGCTTGTTCGCCGGCACTTCGACTTGACCGAAAGCCACGGTCGATTCTTGGCTGTCCTCCCCTTCACTTTCCCATTGGGCGTTCGTGCCCGAGGTGCGCTTCGGATACTTGACAGAAGGGGCCGTAATGCCGCGCACGCTCGCGACCGTGCGGACGGGAGAGTATTCGATCAGGTTGCGAATGAATTCTGTCGACATCTCAGCGGGTGCAAGATAGCCGCCCTGCTCATCACTCGAGACGGTCAGGGATTTGCGCTCTTCCTCAGGCGTGCCGTTGCCGTGACGCAGATAAACAGCAAAAGCCTTCTTCTCGATCGCGGCTTTCTCGTCCTTATCCTCATCGCCACCGCCCTGCGCGCGGTTACCCTTGGCTTCAAGCTTGTCGATCCGCTCAGCCAGCTTTGTGTTGTCTGCCTTTTTCTCAATGTCCGACAGACGGGTTTCCATCGTTTCCGTCAGTGTGGCCAGAGCCTTTGTGACGATATCCTGAGGATCATCGTCACCGCCGTCTTTGAGTGTCAGGAAGGTGCTGCCGAGCAGCTCTTTCGTCTTCAAGTGTCGCATAAATTACCTCTTTGTGAGCTGCGCGGTTGCGCGTTGGATTTTGGCAGCAAGGCTAAGCGCCTGGACGGCCGACTTGGCGGAGGTGACCCTCGCGCCGGGATGCATTGGAAGAGTCACGAGGCTTGCCTCGAGGAGTTCCAAGGCCTCGATTGTCCGACCGCCGCGCGCCCGCGGCGTCGATTTCTTGGTCCGGAAACCGATGCTGATGCCACGAACTGCACCGGATCTGACCAGCGCCCGAACCTCGCGGGCCCGAACCACTTCATCGACCAGCAAGCGCCCTTTGAGGTGCAAGCCGTCCGGACGCTCTTCCGCACCGATCCAAACACCGACAGGGTCATTCTGGTCATGGCCAAAGAGCATTGGCATTGGCAGAGCTGTGCCAACAAAGGCACCCTTGATGATCATATCGCCAACGCGGTCCGGTTCTGCAAATGGCCACGCGAGGCCTTCAATCGTGCCATCGTCAGACGCGTCCAGTTTGGTCTCGAGGAAAAAGCGGTCCATCAGAGATCCTTCCGGAAGCTTGCGCGATCAGAGGCGAAGGAATCGATCTGAGCTTGCACCCAATGCGCTGCCTTCAGAAAGCGCACGATGTTCGCCTGGGTGAACGGGATAGGCTGGCCGTTCTCGGAGATCTCCCAGTCCAACACACAGCGGGCGAGACTATCGATGCGAACGACCTCACGCGCCTCAGCTGATATGCGACCATCAACGCCTGCAGCCTCTGCCAGGTCATCCGCGAGGCGCAGGCGCGCGCGGTTCTGAATTTCGCTGTCTGGACCTGCGACCTTCACGCGGATACCAGTTGGCTCGCCTGTGACCGGGTCGACCAGATCAAACCAATGACCGCGCTCCTGATCGGCGCTCTGGTTGCGAATGTCATCAAACTGCATCGTCTTCGTCCTTCTCGGGCGGTAGATCTTGGCCGGTTGTGATGTTGGGATTGCTAAACTCATCGCCGCCTTCGTAGCGCGTGAGGCCGAGCCAAGAGCGCCCCTCGTTCGGGTTGATGGTTCGCGAACTGATCAAGGAATTGATCACCTTCGCACGCGTTGCGAGATCAGCACGGGTCAGGTCATCCCGATCAAAGCGGATGACATAATTGGGCCGCTCTTCCTCAGAGAAAAGCGCCCGACGCAGAGCGCCTTCGATGGCCCGCAGCCAAGGCTCAAGCGTGTATGACAGGAACTCGACGCCCATCTGTTCTGTGTTGCTCCAGGTTGCCCGATCATGGTCGAACAGCATGGATGGCGGGACACGGAATGCGCGGGCAATCTCGAGGATCTGAAACTTCCGATTCTCCAAAAATTGCGCGTCTGTTGAGTTGAACGTGAAGGGCGTGAACTCGGCCCCGTCATACAGGATGGCGGTCTGACCGTTGGCATCATTGCCTTCA